TGGCGGTGCGGTGCACGGTCGACGGCTCGGCTCTGGTGCTCGACCCGTCCGGCGGTGCCGCGGCCTACTTGCCGGATCTGGTGGCCGCCGGCGTGCCCGTGGTGACGATCAACCAGCGGGAGCTCGCGGCGGCGTGTGGGCGGTTCGCCCTAGCGGTCGCGAACGGTCAGGTGCGCCATCTCGGGTCGGGCGACCTGAATGCGGCGGTGGCGACGGCGGTGAAGTCGCCGCGTGGTGATGCGTTCAAGTGGAAGCGGCGGGTGGCGTCGGCGCCGGATCTGTCGCCGTTGTACGCGGTGACGTTGGCGGCGTGGCCGCAGGACGGCGAGGCGCCGGTTCCGGCGATCTACTGAGGGAGGCCGGGTGTCGTTCCGTGGCTGGCTGTTGAGTCTGGGCGCACCGCCGAACCATGCGGGTGAGATCCCGAACGCCACCGTTCCTCCGGGGTCTGTGGGGCCGCCCGCTTACAACCCGGGCGACCCTGACGGGCTTGAGATCGACCTGACCGAGACGTTCACCCGTCAGGCGACCACGTGGTACCCGTCGCCGTGGTCGGGGTGGCCGTCGACGTGGAGCACTCCCAATTTCGGAGCGGGGCCGGGGTTCGGGCAGCTGGTCGACACGGCATGGGCGGCGCTGGACTTGAACGCGTCGGTGATCGCGTCGATGCCGGTGTACCGGACGGTGGGCGCTGAGATCGCTGCGCCACGTTCGTGGATGGTGAACCCGGACCCGACGATCTACACCTCCTGGTACGAGTTCGCCAAACAGCTGTTCTGGGAGTTCATGCTGGGCGAGGCGTTCGTGCTCCCGTTCGAGCGGTACACGGACGGCTACCCGCGGACGATGCGGGTGGTGCCTTCGGCGTTCGTGAAGGTGGAGATGGACGCCGGCACCCGCTCCTATCGGATCGGTCAGATGGACGTCACCGCCGACATCCTGCACATCCGCTATCAGTCGACGACGACGACGCCGCATGGTGTCGGCCCGTTGGAGGCGGCAGGCGCGCGCATGGTCACGGCCGGGGTCATGTCCCGCCACATCGAAGATGTCATCTCGTCCGGTGGCACGCCCCGTTACGTGATCGAGATCGAGCGGGCGCTGACGAAGCCTCAGGCTGATGAAGTCATGGAGCAATGGCTCCTGTCACGTGCGGGGTCGATGGGGGCGCCGGCGTTGATGACCGGCGGGGCGAAGCTCACATCGGTGCAACAGATGTCGCCGCGCGATCTGGCGCTGCTCGAGCTCTCCCAGTGGAACGAATCACGCATCGCCATCGCGCTCGGCGTGCCCCCGTTCCTGCTCGGCTTGCCGTCCGGCGGCGACTCGATGACGTACTCCAACGTGAGCTCGCTGTTCGACTTCCACGACCGCGCGTCTATCCGCCCGAAGGTGACTGCGGTGATGTCGGCGCTTTCCAACTGGGCGCTGCCACGTGGCCAGGCGGTGGAGCTGAACCGCGATGAGTACACACGGCCGGCGTTGGCCGAGCGTGCGACCGCCTACGCAACGCTCGTCGGCATCGGCGCCTTGTCGGCGGAAGAGGTGCGGGCGATGGAACGGTTCCACGGCGAGCCGTCAGCGGTCGCGCTGACAGGAGGTGACACCGGTGACTTTGGAGTTTCGTAAGGCCCAGACGGGCGCGGTCGACTTCGCCGAGCGGACGGTGGAGGTGCGGGTCGTTCCGTACAACGAAGAGATCAGCATCGAGTTCCAGGGCAAACCGCTGCGTGAGCGGGTGGATCCGGGCGCATTCCGCAACATCGACCCGAACAAAACGCGTATCACGGTGAATCGGGACCACGACTACGGGCGCACGATCGGCCGTCTGGTCGAGCTCCGCGACGAAGAGACCGGCGCTGAAGGCGTGATGAAGATCTCCAACACGCTGCTCGGCGACGAGACGTTGCAGCTGGCCCATGACCGGGTGCTCGGCGCGTCGGTGGCGATGGCCGTCGCGCGGGCGGGCATGGAGGTGCGCAACGGGCTACGGCGGATCTTCCGTATCGACGTGCTCGACCATGTCGCGTTGCTCCCCAACCCCGCTTATGCCGGGGCCGAGGTGCTCGACGTCCGCGAGGCGTCGGTTCCGCTCGAGGTGGCGTTTCCGAATCTTGAAAGTGTCCTGTCGATAGACGGGATGTACGACCTCATCGAAGGTCGTTCACGGCGCTGATGGCGCAGGAAGGAAAGGGTATGTCCGACAACCAACATTCCGACGCCATGATCGAGCGTCTGGAGCGCGAGTTTGAAGAGCGAAGCGCTTACATCCAGTTCACGATCAGCGACGCTCAGGCCGGTGACGGCCGCGACCTGACGCCGAACGAAACCGAGCAGATCACGGCGGCAAAAAAGCGCGTCGACCAGCTCTCCGCTCAGATCGAGATGCTGCGTTCGGCGTCGAGGGCGACGACGGGTGCACGCGACAAGATCCGTGAGCTGCACATGGAAGTGGCGACGATGCGCCGTCAGGTGGACATGGGTCCTGTGGAGTACCGCTCGGCCGGCGCCTACATCATGGACACGTGGGCGGCGGGGCTCGGCGATTCGTCGGCGAACGAACGGCTCCAGATGTTCTACCGGACCGCTGCGCACCAGAAGACGACGGACAACCTCGGTGTGATCCCCGATCCGATCATCGGCCCGGTGCTCAACTTCATCGACGCCGCGCGTCCGCTGGTCACGTTCACCGGCCCTCAGGACATGCCGTCGGCGACGTGGTACCGGCCGAAGGTCACGCAGCACGTCACCGTCGCCAAGCAAGGTTCCGCCGGTGCGGCCGCCGATGAGAAGGCCGAGCTCGTCTCGCAGAAGATGACCATCTCACGCTTGACGGCGACGGCGATCACCTATGGCGGCTACGTCAATGTGTCGCGGCAGAACATCGACTTCAGCTCGCCTCAGATGATGGACATCATCATCAACGATCTGGCCGCCCAGTACGCGGTGGCGACGGAGGCGGCGTTCGGTGCGGCGTTGATCGCGACCTCGAACACGGTCGAGCTGGCACCGGTCGCGGCCGGTGGCACGCCCTCGGCGACTGAGCTCACGACGGCTCTCTGGTCGGCAGCGGCGGCGGTCTACAACGCGGTGAAGGGCCAGGGGCGTCTCGCCCTCGCGGTGTCGCCGTCGAAGCTCGGCAACTGGGGCAACGTCTTCGCTCCGGTGAACCCGACGAACGCGGCGTCGACGGGGTTCAGCGCGGGCGACTTCGGGCAGGGCATCATCGGCAACATCTCCGGTATCCCGGTCATCATGTCGGCGGGCATCGCCGGCGCCGGAACTGACTTCGGTGTCGTGTTCTCCACGGCCGCGATCGAGGCGTATGAACAGCGCGTCGGTTCGCTTCAGGCGGTGGAGCCTTCGGTGCTCGGCGTGCAGATCGCCTATGCGGGGTACTTCACGCCTTTGACCGTCGAGTCCGGTGGACTTCAGCGAATCGTCAACGTCACGTGAACGTCTATCCGGATGGTTCAGTAACGGGCTCGGTGAACGTCGCCGAGCTCGAGGAGATCCAGAAGGTGCAGGCGGAGATGACCGCTGAGCAGCTCGAGGCCATCGGCCCTGTCGGGTCGGTGGCCGAGCTGAAGGCGGCGCTCGAGCCTGAGGAGCCCGAGCCCGAGCCGGAGGCCGAGGAGCCTCCGGCGAAGGCGACGAAGGCCAAGAAGGAGGCGTAGATGGCCACCTCGCAACGCAAAGAGGACTACATGGGCCGCAACCTGTCGAACGCCACGCCAGGCACGACAGATCCGGTCACGGACTACACCGGCCGCAACACGACGGCGACGGTCGACTACCTCGGCCGCGCGTTGACGGTCGCCAACTGGCCCGGTGTCGCGGCGATGGCGGTCGGTGACCAGTTCTGGGTTGCCGGTGGGGATCTCATCGTGACGACGGCGGGCACGTCCGCTGCCGGTGCGCCCACGATCCCCGGCACCATCGGCGGCACCGTCGTGTCGGGCACGGTCACTCTGACCCGCACGGAGTGACGTGATCGTCGACGGCTACGCCACGCTGGCCGAGTTCCGCGAGTACGTGAGCGAGGACCCGACGCAGAACGACCACGACTCGAACTTTGAGTATGTGATCGAGGCGGCGTCACGCGCGGTCGACCTCTACTGCGGGTTCCCGCCGGGACGGTTCGGGCTCGACGAGGTTGCCACCGCGCGCACGTTCTACGCGCGCGACCCGTACCAGCTCATGGTCGACCCCATCGGGTCGCTCACGGGCGCAGTCGTCAAGACGGGCACCGGCGATGGCACGTTCGGAACGACGTTGACATTGACCACCGACTACATCTTCGAGCCGTTGAACGCGCTCGCCGATGGGGAAGCGATCACCCGGATACGTCTGTCGGGTGGGCAGCGGTGGCCGGTGTCGACCTATGGCACACCGCAGGTGCAGGTGACCGCCCTATGGGGCTGGCCGGCGGTCCCTGCACCTGTGAGACAGGCGACGATGCAGGCGGCGGCCGAGCTGTGGTTTCGTCGGAACGCCCCGGCCGGGTTCGTGCAGACGGTCGACTTCGGACCGATCCGGCTCACGAAGGACGCGATGGCGTCGGTGTCGTCGCTCCTGAACCCGTACCAGCGGGGCACCACCGCCGTGGCGCTGGTCTAGATGGATCTCACCGCTATACGCGCGGGCATAGCCGAGGAGCTCCGCGCGGTGGCCGGGTTGCGGGTGTACGCCGAATGGCCGGACAAGCCCGAGGTGCCGTGCGCGTGCATGGTCATCGACGGCATCACGCCGGACCAGACGTTCGGCCCGGAGTACGGGACTCTCGTCGACCTCCGTATCGACGTGCTCACGTCCCCGATGCCTGACGGCGCCCGCTCCCAGGTCCGCCTCGACGCGATGCTCAGCGAGCAGATCCCTGACGCACTACGGGCGGCGAGCCTTGCGGCGAAGGCGGCTCGCGACGCCGACGATGGCACCTTCGGTGACGCTCACGATGTGCATTGGACGTCGACCAGTGGATTGCGGGAGATGAACGTGGGCGGGGTCGCGTACATGGGCCATGAGGTGTCGGTGTCCGTCTGGGCACGTCACAGCTAGGGAGGTTCGATGGCTGTCAACGCGCAAACCGGCGCCACGATCCTCGTCAACGACCTGGGCGCCTCGCAATGGGTGACGTCGGTGTCGGCGACCCTGTCCCGCGCGGTGGTCAACACGTCGTCATACGGCTCGAACGCCTATGACAACTTCATACCCGGCATGAAGACCGGCCACGTGACGCTCGAGGGCTGGCAAGACCTAGCTGTCAACGCGTTCTATGAGTCCATCAACGCGGCGGACATGAACGCATCATCGCTCATCTCGCTGATCCCCGGCGTGGCGCCGGCGGCCGGTGACGCGTCCTGTCTCGCGTTCGGCACCATCGAAGAGCTACCCGCACCCATCCACGGCAACGTGGGCGAGGCAAACGCGTTCACGCTCAGCCAGGTTCCCGGCACGATCATCGCCAGCGGTCCGGTGCTGCACCCGGTGGCGACCCGTACCACGACGGCGAACGGCACCGCTGTCGCCTACCAGGGACCGTCCGCGACCCAGACGCTTTACGCCGGGCTCCACGTGACGTCGGGCTCGGGCGGCACGTTGACGGTGAAGGTGCAGTCCGACAACGCGAGCGGGTTTCCCTCTTCCACCGACCGGATCACGTTCACCGCGACGACGGGCCGCACGTTCGAGCTCAAGTCGGTGGCCGGTGATTTCTCAACCGAAACGCATCTCCGCGCCCAGTGGACGGTAAGCGCGGGGACGTTCACGTTCGCCGTCGTCGTCGCCGTCGTGAGCAACTTCTAGAAAGGGTCAACCATGGCAGTAACCGCCCTTACCACCGCGCGCGTCGAAGTCGGCAACGCCTGGACGGGCACCGCTCCCGGCAACCCCGGCACGCAAACCGTCTCGGGCACCATCAGCGGCGGCACCGATCTGTCGGCGTGGGCCAAGGGGCTGTCGATGCCTCAGCACCGCGAGACCCAAGACGCTTCCAACTTCGGGTCGAACGCGTACTCGAACTTTGTGCCCGGCATGCGCAACATGCAATGCCAGTTCATCTTGCTTCAGGACTACGCGGCGGGCGGTCCCTATGCGACGCTGAACACGCTGTTTGCCAATCAGTCGAGCGCGTCGCCGGTGTTCTGGGATATCCGTCCGACCACCTCGGCGCGGTCGGCGACCAACCCGAGTTTTGTCGTCGCCGGGTACATCATCGACTTCAGCTTCATGGAGGCATCGGTCGGTGAGGTGTCCGAGCTCACGGTGCCGTTCCAGGTCACCGGCGTGTGGGCGGCGTTGACGTCCTGATGGCCGTCGAGATCCCGGGACTCAAGGCCTTGCTTGCCGATCTTCAAGACATGCCGAAGGACATTCAAGACATCCTGCCGCGCATGTTCAAGGACGTGGCCGAGACCGTGGCGCAGGATGCGGCGCGTCGGGTGCCGTCACAGTCGGGAAACGCCATCGCGTCGATCCGTTCGAAAGGCACGAAACGTGGAGGTGCCATCGTCGCCGGTGGACGTGATGCGCCTTACTTCAAGTGGCTGGATTTCGGCAGTCGTTCACCGCGTACCGGGAACACGCGCGACGAAGGGCCGTGGCGGGGCAGCGGCGCCGGCCCGAAGGGCGGGCGCTACGTCTACCCGGCCATTGAGGACAACTGGGACAAGACGATGGAAGCGTGCATGGACGCGGTCGACCGGGCAGCGAAGGAAGCGGGGTTTCGATGAGTGAGGGACTGCTCGGGCAGTCTCGCCTCATCGCGTACATGAGCGACGGGTCGAAGCATGAAGTGATGCTGAAGCCTCGGCACGTAAAGGCGATCCAAATCCGGTTCCGCGATGAGGAACCGGTGGACATGGAACGCACCATCTACACCTGTTGGCTGGTGCTGCGCGACACCGGAGACTTTCCCGGCACGCTTGAGGAGTTCGAGCTTCAGCTCGACGACATCGGAGTACCGGAGGACAAGCCTGGCCCAAAAGTGAACTAGCCGCGATCGCTGCCCTGGCGGTGGCGACCGGTATCGCTCCGAACGATCTGATGGACACCGATTACGAGATGCTCGAGGCGATGGTGGAGGCGGTGAAGCAGCGTGGCGAAGCTTGAGCGCGATCTCACCGTAAACATCCTCGCGGACACGTCGAAGATGAGTAGAGGCATCGACGACGCCAACAGAAAGATGAGCGCGTTCGGTAGCGCGGCGAAGGTCGCCGGTGCCGCCATCGCCGGCGGGTTCGCTGTCAACGCGGTGGCAGGGTTCTTGGGCGATTCGGTGAAGGCGGCGCAGGAGCACAACCGGGTGATGGCCCAGACTGAAGCCGTCATCAAGTCGATGGGCAACCAGGCGAAGATCAGCGCTACGGAAGTCGACGCGTTGGCGACGTCGATCGAACGCAAGACCGGCATCGACGGTGACGCCATCGTCGAAGGGCAAAACCTGCTCCTCACGTTCGGGAACATCCGCAACGAGGTGGGCGAAGGTAATGACATCTTCAACCAGACGACAAAGCTCATGGTCGACATGGCGGCGGCGATGGGCACCGACGCGTCGGCGGGTGCCATTCAGCTCGGCAAGGCGCTGAACGATCCGATCACCGGCGTTGGCGCCCTTGCCGAAGTTGGCGTGTCGTTCACTGAACAGCAGAAGGAACAGATCAGAACGATGGTCGAGGCGGGCGACGTGATGGGCGCCCAGAAGATCATCCTCGGCGAGCTCACCAGGCAGTTCAGCGGTAGTGCCGAGGCGCAAGCGACATCGTCGGATCTCATGCGGGTCAAGTTCGAGGAGTTGCAAGAGCAGATCGGTGTGGCGCTGCTCCCGATCATGGAAGCGTTCGTAGATTTCCTGTCCACGAAGGTGGTCCCTGGAATCCAGGAGATCATCAACCTGTTCAGCGGTGTCCCCACGAACCTGGGCGACAACCTCGCGGCGATCCTTAACGGGCTGTCGTCGGCGTTCGCTTCCGCGTTGAACTTCCTCATCGACCGTGCCAACAACGTCATCGACCTCCTGAACGACATCAACCCGTTCGGCGATCCGCTGTCCCGGCTCGACAAGGTGGTTGCCAACACCTACTCGCTCGGGCCGAAGTCCTGGTTGAAGTACGCGACGAATGCGGAGAAGGCGGCGTTTGCTGCGTATGTCACCGGTTCCACGCCGGGTTTCGTCGGCCCGTCGCGCGGCGAGACACGGACGCAGTTCGGGCCCGACTTCATAGGTCCGCGTCTGCCAGGTGCGGCGACCGGTGGAATGGTCATGGCGACCGGTGCAGCGGTCATTCACAAGGGCGAGACGATCGTGCCCGCGCGTGCGGGCGCCGGCGGCATCACGATCAACGGGCCGGTGACGATCCAACCGGCGAACATGACCGAGGAGGAAGTAGTACGCGCGTTCAACAACTGGGCGCGGCGTAACGGCGGGGCACGCGTGCCCGGTGGCGTGATCGCAGTTTCGTGAGCGTCATACCGTTCGACGCGCTCACGGTCACGTTTGAGGTTTCGTGGTCTACGGCGTGGAACGCGACGCCGAGCTACACCGACGAATCGGCCTACGTAAAAACGGTCAGCACATTACGGGGACGGCGGGCGCAGTTCGAGCAGTTCAACACCGGCACGATGACCGTCGAGCTCGAAAACAGCACCCGGCGTTTCGACCCGACCTATGCAAGCTCGCCGCTGTTCGGGAACCTGGTTCCCCGTCGTAAGTGCCGTCTGTCGCTCACCTACAACGCGGTGACTTATCGGATCTTCACCGGGTACATCGACGGGTTGGCGCAATACGGTGAGGTGTCGAACCAGCTGGGCTGGTGCACGCTCACGGCGTCGGACGGCAACAAGATCCTGTCGCGGGTGAAACTGCCGACCGGTGGGGCGTCGGTGGGCGACGGCGAGACGTTGACCGCGCGGGTGGGGCGCCTGCTCGACTACGCGGCATGGCCGGCGTCGGCCCGTGACATCGACACGAACACGCCCACCACGATCCGCCTGGTGGAGGACGGCTCACCGCTGCGCGAAGAGCTCGACGCCGTCACCGCCGGCGACCTCGGGGCGTTCTTCATCGCCGGGGACGGGGACGCCACCTACCGGTCCCGCACGTGGCAGCTGGTCAACAACCTGGCCGCGTCTTACACGGTCGGCGAGCTCACCACCTCCAGTGAGATCCCCTACACCGGCGTCGTGTTCACCTATGACGACACGCTGATCTTCAACCGGGTGCTGGTGCAGTCGTTCACGGGCACCGAGGGCACCGGTTACACCGAAGACGAGATCGACATCAGCGATACCACGTCGATCACCGCTTACGGCGAGTCGGTAAAGGATCTGGGCACCATCGGGATCAACAATGCGAACGTGGCGCAGAACACCGCCGAGTACGTGCTCGCCTACTTCAAGGATC